TGAGCCTTACGAGCTGACCATTGTCCCGGTCTGCCACCTTTACCACTACGCATAATGCTTTGGAATAAACGCTTACGCATACCTGGCTTAGTATAGTTACCTGATTGATTTACTTTTGACTTAGCCATGTCAGCACCTCCACTTTCTTAACGCTAATGCTTTACGTGTAGGACGACCTTTAGAATCCTTCATCGGGCCTTTTACTCCACTCATACGAGCACAGAATGACTTCCGTCTCTTAGCAGCCTTGCTACCACGTTTAACTTTACCAGTAACTGGTGCTTTTAGATTACTACCAGTCTTGCGATTATAATACGATCTACCTTTAGCAGATAGACCACCTGTAGGGTTCTTATGCTCTTTACGCATAGAGACACCCTTCTTCTTACTTAACAATGTTCTAGCCATTATAACTCCCTTGCAGCTACATCCCACTCTTCCTCTTCAGGACTTAGCGTATTATTAAATCTATCTACGTTTCTTTGGGCACGACTGCCTACTTGCCCCCAATATTTTGTGTTTTCAAAATTACCTTTGTGTGGGTCTCTGTACTGAAGTTCAGCGGCAGCCATTCTCCAGTTAGTAATTCGATCAATGTTACTAGTAGACTCAGCAGCTTTTTTGATATAGGTGTAAGCATTCTTAAATTTGGTAGTCCAACCAAACCCCATGTTAAAGGTAAGGTCTAGCAAGGCCATCTGCTGTTGAGTAGTAAAGTTTTTGTAGCCAGGTATGGTTTTAGTTTTTTCGTAGAATTTATTGAAGTCCTCAATAAACATACGCTCGATAGTCTTATCGTCTACGTAATCTTTTAACTTTAGTTTACTATCTTTCGGTAGCTTGTGACCAATACCTACAGTGAGATGACCTTCGGTATCTTTGTATACACGATTACGATAACCCTCGTTACGACGAAGCATTAACATAGCACGTTCTCTGAACTCAACGTCAGTCATTGCTACAGATTGCCTCGATGTACCTAAACATATCTTGCATACCATTTCGGTAGGCTGCTTCTGAATGGCTGAGTGTTGACCCGGCTTGTTTATCAATAGCACAAAAGTCACGAAGATCAGCAATAACTTTTTCACCGTCTGAGTTATGGAATACACTTCTATAAGACCCTACCAAGTTAAGTATTTCTTTTTCGCTCATTACCGACCTTGTAGTTGATTAATAATACTGTTATCAGCAACATCTCCACTTACCTTCTGTGCGGCATCAGCCAACTTAGGTGCAGCATCAATAGCCATTTGCTGTTGTTGCATCATCATCTCTTGCTCACGTTCCTCAGCTACAGCCTCTGGGTCTTTGAGTGCATTCATGCTAGAGCTGTTTGCATACCATATCTCACGAAACAGCTTGTCTGGGTCGATGTTCTTCAATGACTCAAGCATCTGTGGATTCATTTGAGATAGCTCACCAAACACACGCAATGTGTTGATAGCACCCATAGTCTCGAATGACTTGGTTGCCATAGACAAACGGCCAACATAGTCTACTTCGTACTGCGGAGAGTCTAACAACTCTTTTGGCATAGGCGGTAGCAATTTACGCTTAGCACAAATAAAGTATATGTGATTCATTAGAGGCGTTATATGCTCTTCAATGTAACGAGATACAAATGGTGCAAGCGTCATCAAGTCAGTAGTCATACGCTCACTAACTTCTGTAGCGGTCATATTTCTGTACTGGTCTAGCGGACGGAACAGATGATTGAAGAACATACGTTTGATTTGATCATCATGCAACTTGTACATATCCATAGCTATGCCAGGATCACCATTAGGTTGCAATCGTTCTGGCTTGCCATTAGGGTTAGTTGCTCTCCAACGAATAAATGAACCAGCTCGGTTACTCATACCTGAAACACTGTCGTCATCAGGAATCAACCACTGTGGGTTAGCGTGTTGCTCTGCTGAAATCATCATAGAGCGGTAGATAACATTCGTGCGACGAGCAGTACCCAAGATCATACTCATAGGCGAACGACCATATACCTCTTCGTTGCCAACCATAAAACGTGATACCTTGTACGGATTAAAATCAAATCCGCTTTCTTTTAGTATCTTTCCGTTTTGCCTGGCTACATGATAAGATGCAAAAGGCTTGTCTGTGTTCTTCTTACTACCTTTTGTATAGTCAAGTCGTGGCTCAATGAAGTGTATAAACTTGTACTTCTTGTCGTAGTTAGTATCTACTTCATTTACAATGTGACCTAGCTCAGCAGCAACAAGAGCTTCTGTTCCAAACTTCTGAATACATTGGCGTGGAGTAAGCTGATATTCTCTAGCTACAGTGTCAACTACACCATTATGATTTTCGTCTATTCTAATATCACGAATCACAATGTTACGAAAACGCACAATATCCTTTTCGTCTTCTTCGACTGTTAGGCAGTTAGTGCCAAAACAACCAAGAGATAGTAGTGCTTGAAACTCTTCCTGCGAGAAGTTAGACCCAATCAAAACCTGATGTATGATACGGCTTACTTCTTCAAAGTAGTTAGCTACGTTATCGTTAGCCATTAACTGTGGGAAAGGATGTCTATACTTAGCCCATACAGTGTTCGGTGGGAACATATGCGAAAAGAACCCAGCTGCAAACGAATAGTTAGCTTCGATGCAGGTATCAATCATACGCTGTGGAGGCTTTTCTTGGCCAGCTACACGAATACGATTTATGTTATCGTTGGTCTGATAGCACCAGTCTGCACATTCCTGCCACAGATTCATCCAGTTACCGATAACATTTGAGTTCATGCTATCGTAACGTTTAATTATATTTTTGCCGTCCATTATCCTAACTTCTCACTTCCACCGAGCCGTGAGGTTAAAATGGTAGATTCGTAACCACGACGTTGTTGTGATTGTTTGCGTCCCAATTCCATCTGAGCGGAAACATCTCGACGCTCAACAGGGGGTGCAGGTGGTGGTGGTGGTGGCGGTGTCGGTGGTGGTTTTGGTGCTGATCCCATAATATCTCCTAACCTAATAAGGTTCTTCCTCCGTAAGTGTAAATATTTCTAGGCTTTTGAGCCTCCTCTAATGAAAGCGTAGTCATGCCTCTCATTCTTTGTTGAGTTTGCTCTCCTGTCTCTCCAGTATAAGCTCCTTCTTTAGCTTCTATTTGAGATTCCCTTAAACGTTTTTGTTCAACGATTTTAGGTTCAGGTAGTTTATATTCGGTTTTAGCTGGTGAGCTACTTCCCATAACGCCTCATTATTTTTTTAAATTCAATCAGCCTATAGTTGCTATCGAACCGCTCAAAACAAATAAAATCAAGCGGCTCAACTAAATCAAAAAGTGGCCTAGGATTTCCTGCGAGCAAATATATAAACCAAGTATCAAGTTTGTCAAGTTCTTTTTCAGAGTTTTTTACTATTGAATTTGAATAAGTTTTATAACCACACACAAAGACCTCATCATTATTAATGATAACACCATGCTCACCGCAATAATCTAGTACGCTGTAGAAATCATTAACGTCTTCGTAAAGGCTTCTAGCTTCTTCATACGGACTTAACATACGAAGTAGTCATCCTCATAATGCGTATGGTTTACACGTGTTTTCTTACGCAACAAATACTCGTCTACCATGTTATGATGCAAAGCCATGAACATCATTCGGGCTGCGTCTGCTCCGTGTGAGTGCTCGTTGTGCAAGATTTTTCCAGTATTGGGATTCCATTGGTAGTTTGTGAGATGCTCGACCAACCCAGAAGCTCGTCCATCGATGTATATATTCGGCAAGTTGCGTCGAACAATTTCGATGTCATCACGGACTGAATTCGTTTTGGGAATCGGACGTACTTCAAAACCAAACTCAGTACGACAAAAATCAATAATGTTGATACCGGTACTGTTACTTCGTTTCTTAGAATCGTGGGGCATATAGTGTCCGGCATACGTATATCCTTTCTCATTTATTACATCTATGTAGTGTTTTATGTCGTGACCAGTGTTTTCGTAGTAGTCAATAATATAGGGCGTAGTACCTGACATCCTGGCAAACACAATAGCCGTGGGGTCATCCATACCCAAGTCCCAGAATGTGTATACAGACTGACCATTTAGCTGAAAATCACCTATTCTGCCATCATTGTGTAGCTTAGTCATCTCATATCCATACACAGAGTTAGCCACATCCGCTACAGCTTCGTTTAGATACTCCTGCCTAGCTAGTGAGTATGAGATCATCTTTGAGTCAACTCGATCTTGTACGTTCAAGTATGGACGATTAGTCAAGGGGTCTGTCTGGCCCAACAACTCTGGGTTTAGGTTCATCTCATCACCTACCCAGGCGTATCGTTTTGTTTGCTCTGGCGTTAACCACTCGCAGTACCAGTCAGGGTCAGCCTTGTTAGCTTGGTACATCTGATACAACTGGTTCTTCTTACCACGCATAGTTCCGTTGGCGATAAGAAAAGCGTTACCCTCGTCCAAAATAGGCGACAAAAACCCGGTCACTTCTTCTTTGTGCAACGAAAACTCAGATAGAGCGTAGCCATAACCACCCTGCCCCACAAAGTCTAGGTTGTCTGTACCGCTGAAGTTAATTACAGAGCCATTTATCAGCCCTATCTTCATATCGGTATTGTTTTTGTACAACACAGTCTCAGGAGGAAATATCAAGTCTAGCAGGTGTCCACCCTTGCCGTTAATTGTAACAATATTGTTCCATATTGCACGTTCAGCCCACTTACGAGTAGGAAATAGGTAGTAGTATGACCCAACACGCTGTAAAGCTCTCTTAGACAGTATAGAAGCTGTGGTTACATCCTTACCATGACGACGAGGCCAGGATATTAAGATGTTACGAACACCCTTATCCATCTCTCGCCAGCAGTTTAGCTGATACCCTCTAGGTTTCAGTTGTGGTATTGTTATCTTGGTAAGCATTTACAAAATCCACCATCTGTATGATTATATCCCTCTCGGCTTCACCTAAGCCAAGCTGTCTTGATAACTCCTTGCCAGAAGCTGCATTACCATCGGCTGTCTGTTGTAGCAAATATTCCCAAACCTGTTGCTGTACTGTCTCCTTGTCAGAGAAGTCAACATTCACCTTTTCTTTAACCTTTGAGGATTTGCGTCTGAATTCAGCCAACTCTTGGGCGTAAGCCCAAAATTTTTTATTATCACCCTCTTTGAGGTCGTTATAGATGGTTTGAGCACTCATTTCTTAGACCAGTCTATCTCATCGTAGTTCGAGCGGTACTTCTCTTTGTCAAATGTAGCGTATGTGTAGTTATCCCCTGCTCTGGTCTTCTTCTTACGCCAATCACGCTCGTCCTGACCCTCTTGTGTAAACTGTCTCGGTACATTACCCTTCGGCATTATCAATCTCCGCTACAAAACAATCCATACATACTCGCTCTTCAATATACCCCTCTTCATCAACAATCTCAAAAATAGGGTTATCTTCGCTGTCAACACAACAGCATCTCTCACAAACCTTAATCTTCATAGGTTACCTCATATGTTTGGTCAAATTCACAACCACAGTATGGACAAAAGGTTGGATCATTGATATTATCTTCCATATCGACTATAAAAAAATAATTTTTACATGTGCCACATTCTATGTAAGCAATATCCATAACCGCCTTATAATGTCTAACATCTATTACAGTCAAGAATAAATGCCCAAAAATTTAAAAGTTTATAAAGGGTCTAAACTTTTTTTCGTAAAATTAAAGGCGACCCGACCCTACCCCCCAGTCGAACCCCCTGGTGTTTGTAACTCTTGGCAAGACCATATTGTTTACCTGAGATGTGTGTAAACCTGGGCCAGTATAATTTCTTATTCAGACGAGGTCGGACGCCAGGACGATTGTCAAATTAATAATGCAGAAACTTTCAGGATGGCACATCTGATGCTATGTGTGTGTGCGTAGAGAGACCTCAGACTGCACCGAAAGAAAGTCTAAACTACCTCTTTTATTTTGTTGTTCTATGTATAGGGATTGTTTACTATTTATGGAGTTGGTTAGTTAATGGTTAGCTGACCACATGAGCACAACAAGGAGCACAACATGGAAAGAACAGAATCAGAAAAGAATCATTACGGTTGCACACTGGATGATGTAAAAGCAGCCATCGCTAAAGGTGCAATGCCTAGAGCGAGAGCAGAGCTCGTGAGTGATGATGGTGAAACGCCACGAGCAAAGATGGTTATATCTGACTGCTTGTATAAGTATGAGATGGCAGATAATGGCATCGATAAGATGGAATGGTATTGGTGGTTTCAATGGGAAATGAAAGAAGCCATCATGGAATATTTAGAAGAAGTTTACGAAGGAGGTTTTCATGTCTAGTGGATATTATCCTGCCGGAGCAGAGAATTCACCCAACGCACCATGGAATGAATCGTCAGCATATTCTGAGGACGATTTTACACGTTACGAGATCACGATCGATGTGATGCTCAACACGCTCGAGTATGACGTTGAGACATACGTTGAATCGTTGATCAAAGAGAAACTCACTGATGATGATCTTGGTGAGGTATTAAACAGCATTAAAATTCAGGAGGTGAAGTAATGGACATAGGTTATATAAAACACAGAATGCGTAAAGAAGCTGATGCGGAATTCGCAAAATGGGTCGAATACAAAAACAACCCAAATGCGGATGATGCAATTTCGCATGCTATACTTGAAGGGTATGTTGTCATGGATGAATTTTTAAACGCCACGAAACATTACCATCGTTGTTCATCTTTTTGTGAACGATTATTTGAAGTAGAGCATAATTTAGAAAGGGATCTAATTCGGTATAAAAGTGCTTTACGTCAAGATCTTCATGAAACTGATGTTATGCTTAAAGAGAAGATCATTAAATGGAAAGCAATTGCTCATTTAAAAAGCATAGTGCTTACCGAAGATATGACAGATGAAGGAGGTAAATAATGAAGATCGTCAATGTAATCTGGAACAGTAAAGACGAGCCGAATCAGGTTTGGGACTACGCTGTTACAGAGTCGGAAGCTAAGACAGAGTGTGCTAGTTACAATCGTAAGATGCGAACCGGGAATTGGCTAACATACGAGGATGCAAACACCACTGACGAATTTGTCGGTGGTGAATACAATCCTGCATACGTGCCGCAGATCGGCATTCAACTCGCCAACTACGAACAGCGTACCACGATGAATTACTTCGGTTCATTTAACTATGGTGATCTGGTCGGTGAGGAGCAGTTGAAGCAGTTGCGGAAGCGTACAAGAGAGTTCAACGCATACCAGAAACGCATCATGAGAAATCATGGTGTAGAGAATGGAACATACAAAAAAATCGGTGTGAAATATCGGAAACGTAGATTGGATATTTACGTCTACAATTACGCACTACTAATGTTTGAAGATGAGAAAGGGAACTATGTATTCAACGAAGGATAAATCACCGCTAGAAGCGGTACAAGGTATGCTCGTGTGGGTGTACGATTGCAGTCTCGGTAATTCGAGCAATGGCGGACTATCATCATACTGCCAGAGATTAGAGATCGGTAAGGACATCGAGTTGGTAAAGGGTGCGTTAGGCAGTTGCATCGCCAGACCGATTGAGAAGCCACCAGAAGGTCATGTAGGATGGATGAGCGGCGGGTGCTTCATATCAACTTGCGACAGTCGGTTCAGACGAGCGGTTGAGCATATACTCGGTCATGATTTCTATGGTGCGATACCATTGCATGATCGTAGTGAGACACAAGAGTTGTACGATTCAATGTGGCATTAAGGAGATGGCTATGGATAGCAAACAGAAG